AGGAGAGATAGATCGTGAAATTCTTTAAGAAATTACTTATAGGAGTAATGATACTTGTTGGCTGTATTGGCCTTACCATGAATGCAAACGCTGAACGTCAGAAGGTTACCAGGATATATACTGACTGTGAGGGATCTATGCTCGTGTGGGAGGATATAGACTTAGATGGCGTTAATGATGTCTGTCATGTGTTTGTTATTCAAGTGGGCTTTGTGGTAACCATAAGTGCAGAAGAAGGTGAGCGTGTTCGGCTCACAGCTATTAATTATTGTAATAAAATACAAACCAAAAATAGGTTGGGGGTAACAATTTAATGAGTAGAACAGTATTTATTAAATGTTCAAACAAGAAATGCGGAACAAACAGATCTTATCCGGTCGATGCCGGTATGGAAGAGACTTTGAAGAAGTGTCCACAGTGCGATCCTAAAGGACACCGAGCTGCTAAAAATGCAAAACAGCAGGCCAATATGATATCCAATAAGCCTAAACGTCAGAGCTTTGATGCTGGCCGTGTTCAGTCTTTGGATGCTGGAGCTACAGCTCTTAAGAAAGCTGGTGTTAACCTGGAGGGTGAGGGTGTTGAAGTTTCTACGACTCATGCAAAAAGTGAAGTGGATACAACCGGCGGTCATAAGATACCTATTATTACAAAAGCCGAAGCTAAAGCATCAGCTAAGAAATAGGTGGAATTACTAATGATATGGGGAGTTTATGCTGAAAAGCACTCCCCATATACGTAAATAAAAAAGTGGAGCTAACTTATTGTTTTATATTATAATTTTCAGTAACCCATTGTAGGTAGACTCACACAAATAAAAATATCTGAGGAACAATTTTACATATGAAAGACAACAACGATTTAGAATTTATCAATCCTATACCTCCTCGATCTGAGGATTTAATAAAACAACTTGCTCAAGATTATCCAGCAGTTCGTGTTAGCCAATCTGATTCTCATGCCCAGCTTATGTATCTTGGTGGCCAACGAGCGTTGGTTGATATTTTACTGGAGCGTTTAAATCAAACAAATGAATTAAATATAAAGGGAGACATTAAACTATAATGTGTAGTGGTGGCGATAGCCAAAGTAATTTAATATATGAGCAACAAAGATTAGCCAGAATATCCAGTGTTAAGAGCAAGCAACGAGCCAGAAAAAGTAGTATAACTATTCTCTCAGGTAGAGGGGCTAAAGAGTACAAAAGATCTATTACTACAGGCGCTAAACCGATGGGTACAACTGCGGCACAATTAGATTTACGTAAACTCTCTACTTTATTTACTGGTCATATGGGCGAAGGCGCAAGGATATCAGCTCGACAGAGAACTGCCGATGCTCGTACCATAGCGGCTCAAGAGCGATATTGGGCCGTTGGTGACGGTATGGCACCCAGAGGACATAAATTGCCAGAAAAAGTGGCGACAATGAGATAAAACTGCGTCTGCAAAATATTATGCAGACGTTGGTTAATAAATACATATGCCTAAAAATACAAAAGAACATACAATAGAAGCCCGGTTTAATAAACTTGATACCTTACGTAATACCCATTTACAAAGGGCAAGACGATGTGCTGAGCTTACGATTCCCTCGCTTCTTCCACCTGAGAACACAGATGGTAATGATTCATTACCCACTCCACATCAAAGCCTTGGAGCAATGTGTGTAAATAATTTATCAGCTAAGTTACTCTTAGTTTTACTACCACCGAATACACCATTTTTTAAATATAGCGCCCCTCCAGCACTCATTGCTCAGATGATTGAGGAGTCCGGTGAGGAAGACTATAAAACAGAGATAGAAAAAAAGCTTCGTATGGTAGAGCAAGATATCGTGGACTACATAGAGTCAGAAGGACATCGATCCAGTTTCTATAAGATGGTTAGATTACTTGTGACCACCGGAAATATCTTACTTGAAATGCCAAAAGAGGGTGGAATTAAAGTTCATCGATTGGATAAATATGTTTGTCGTAGAAATCCTGCCGGTAAGCCTATTGAAATAATCCTTCGAGAGTATATTGATAAAAGTCAGGTACCAGAGTACATTGATCCAGAAAAAGTAACTTCTGGTTCAACCGGTGAATCTGATAAGAAAATTATTAAGCTTTATACTCGCTCTGTTTTGAAAGATGATAAGTGGTATGTTCGACAAGAAATATTTGAGCAAGAAGTAAAGGAAGGTACTGGTAATTTTACTACAGATGATCACCCATTCTTAGCTCTTTCACTCAACCAAGTTGAAGGTGAGGACTATGGCCGTGGACATGTAGAGGAATACCTGGGGGACTTCATTTCCTTGGAGGGCCTCATGCAAGCCATTATCGAAGGCTCGGCTGCTGCTGCTCGGATATTATTCTTAGTTAGGCCAGGTGGAGCAACCAACTGGAAACAGGTTAAAAAGGCTCGTAATCTTTCAGCTATCCCAGGACGTAGAGATGATATCGAAACTTTACAGATTGATAAACATGCTGATTTTAAGATTACCTATGATACCATAGTTAAACTTGAAGACAGATTGGGTAAAGCATTCCTGTTAAATGATAGTGTACAAAGAAACGCAGAGCGTGTAACTGCTACTGAGATTCAGTACATGGCCCAGCAGTTGGAAAATGCTATGGGTGGAATATATACGACACTATCCCAGGATTTACAAAGACCATATTTAATCACTGTTGTTTCACAAATGAAGCGTAAGAAAGTCTTTAGTGCCAATATACCAAAGATTCTTAAGCTAACCATTACTACCGGGTTTGACGCCCTTGGTCGTGGTCATGAACTATCAAAACTGGATGCACTTCTGGAAAGATTACAGAAGTTTTTACCAGGTGATATGATTATGCAAATCTTAGATGCACAGGATATTAAAGTTCTAATTGAAAAATATGCCACAGCTCTTGGAGTTGATACTCTTGGATGGGTTCCATCTAAAGAGAAGCTTGCTGACAAGCAGGGAAAAGCACAACAAGCCGCTATGCTTCAACAGATGATGGATAATCCAGCCGTTCAAGAAATGTTTAAAAAGGGAATGGTAGGACAACCAGGAGAACAACCAGGAGGACAACCACAATAATAATAATGGGAATATTAAGCAAATTGAAAGCAAAGGCCACACAACTTAAAAAAGATGTCAAAGGAACGTATGGCGAATTTGCTGCAGGGAAGACTGCAAAAAATCTTAAAGCCTTGCTTGCTAAGAAATTAGCCAAGGATAAGAGGAAAAAGAAGAAGAAACGTGTTGATATTTATGCACGAGGCCAGAAACGTAAGGCAGCTATGGAAGCTGCAGGCAATCTTAAAGCTAAATGATAATCTATAACTGAAAGAGGGAAACTTACAGAAAATGAGCGATGGTGTTACAGAGGGAAACTTAGATAACCATACTGATACCCAGGTCAATACAACTGGTGATGTTGATCCGGTAGTGGGTGTATCAAAACATGATCAAGCGATGATTCAGAAGGCTGATGCCGGTCTTAATCTAAGTCCAACAAATACAGGTAATGATCCGTTATTAGCTGGTAAATACAAAGACGAAGCTGCATTAAATAAAGGTGTCACTGAACTTTTGAAGATGCAGCATCCAGATATGTCCGTTGAGGAAATCTACAAGGGAATTGAAACAGGCAAGCTCGTTCCTTCGAGCACTGCTTCTGCTACTGATTCGGCAGGAGATAAGGGTACAGGTGGAGACACTAAAACTGATGCTGAAAGAGCTGCAGAAAAAGTAGCCCAGGAATCAGAGTTAGGGACACTTGATCCTGTGGCCTTATCCCTTGAACGTGATGAAAATGACGGACAGCTTACTCCTGAGACAAGAGACAAGATTATCAATGAGTATAAAATTGATGAGACAACTCTTAATACATATCTTGCAGGATTAAATGCTCTTGAAGAACAGTTCGTTGGTAAAGTGTATGAGATCACAGGTGGTGAAGAAAGTTACCAGGCCATGTTAGGCTGGATGAACGAAAGTTTGACACAAGAGGATCGTGATGCTTTCAATGAGCAACTTTCAACCCAGGACATAAACAAAGTCAAGGTAGCTGTTGATGGTATGAATGCTCGTTATAAAGCTGTTGTTGGTGACAACCCCGCTAACCTATTAAGACCTGATAATTCTCAGGACGTTATTACTGGTGGTGGGTATTCTTCTAAAGCTGAATGGATGGCTGATATGAAGAATCCACAGTACAATACAGATCCGGCATTCCGAGAGAAAGTTATAGCTAAGTTAGCTAAGTCGCCGGGTATTTAATCAGACTGGAACCCCTATAGGCTAACGCTGATTAATAAGGGGCTAAGCCGGAGTTCACTTCGGGGAGGCTCCACCATCTTGGTTTTCTATATGGTATCTTTTGATCCAACGAATTCTGTAAATAAAGAATCCATACTTTCTACAGAGATAAAGGTCTACCGACCTCCAAAAGTTATCTCTTGTTCCTTGCACATAAATTCCTTAAGCACCAGGACTCGCTATCCTGGGCTATAGGAATCCCTCCTACTCCCTGGAGGCTGACAGGCAGGCACCCTAATGGTGGCGTGTCAACGTGTCAGCCTCCACTTTTATTCGATAAGCAAGTAAGTGACGAAAGCTTTTATGATTGGCCGGTGCGCCGGTAATGATCCTAAGAGTACCTTTGAATATCAGACCTTGTACCTATTGTAGCCTTTGGAGGGCTAACTCGATACATTCCGTATCGTTCATATATCAATAGTTATAAAGGATTTAAAAATATAAAATGAGTGCTTCTACTCCAAGTTTTATAGGTGCTGCTAACGGTGTTGATGCAACAACTGCTGAACAGCGTGCGCTTTTTCTTAAAGTTTTCTCCGGTGAAGTAATTATGAACTTCGAGAAAACTACCGTTGTACTGGATAAACATAGTGTCCGGACGATTAGTTCTGGCAAATCTGCACAATTTCCTTTGATCGGAAGGATGCCTGATGCAGAATACCATACACCCGGAGCTGAGATTCTTGGTCAAGAAATCAAACAGAACGAAAGAACGCTCTCGATTGACAAGCTTCTGATCAGCCATGTATTCCTTGCTGACATTGATGAAGCTATGTCGCACTTCGAGGTACGTAGCAAGTACAGTTCTCGTATGGGTGCTGCTCTTGCTCAGACTTTCGACAATCACGTAATGCGTGAGATAGCTCTGGCTGCTGCCGCAAGTTCTAACGTAGGCGAAGATGATGGGTACGAGATCACCAATGCTGATTTTGACTCCGGCACAGATGCTACAAGGTTGACTGCATGGGTTGATTCTATATTCCTGTGTGCAGAAAACTTTGATAACAAGTTCGTTCCAGGTCAACGCTGGATTCTTATGAAACCAGCCAACTATTACTTTTTCGTAAAGGAAGTTTCCACAAATGGTTTCTCTGCTATTCATAGAGATATCGGTGGTAATGGTTCTTTCGCTGATGGTAAAATTATATCCATCGGTGGTGTTACTCTTATTTCGACTCCTATGCTTCCATCTGCTGACTACTCCGGCGAAGATTATCATGCCGTGGATCTGCAGCTCTTGGATGCCCTCTGTTTTACAGAGGATGCGGTTGGTACGGTTAAGTTACTGGACATTTCTATGCAGAGCCAGTGGGATATCCGCCGCCAGGGTACGTTGATGGTCGCCAGATACGCAATGGGCCACGGTATCTTACAGCCTGAGTGTGCTTGTGCTCTTTATGACACTGCATAAAGATTAGTTTTTAAATTGAGGGTGAGGAAGGCGGGTACACGTAAAGGTTCCTGTGATAAGGTCGTGGTAACCTTTCTCACCACAACCTACCTACCAATAAATAATCATAATAAGGAGAATAAAAAATTAATTTAAACTCAGACGCAATCCAGAACGTTAAAGGGCAGATGATCAACTTTGAATCCGGTGTGGTAAAAGCCTCCGGGGATAGTGTTGGTATATTGTCTCCTGACATTTCGTATTCTGGAATAGTTGCGTATATGAAGGCCGGTGAGACCCTGAGCCTTCTTAATTTTGTCTGTTACGACAACACAGCGAATGCCTTGAAAAAGGTTGATGATAATACTGCAGCGACATATCCCTGCATTGCTGTTGTGTTGGAAGCTGGTAGCTCTGGAGACTACATTAAAGTGTTGCTCTATGGTTATCTTAAAGCTGCTGACCTGTTGTTTGGCGTACAGGCTACTCAGACTCTCACAGTGGCTCTTGATCTTACAGACAATGACACCTTTACGATTGGTACTAATGTCTACGAGATAACTGTAGATGGTACTGTAACTGGTACTAACATTGCTGTAGAGGACGTTCCGGGAACACCTACTGCTGGTGTGCTTACTAAGGCTGATGTGCCTACATACATGGCTCGTGAGATTAATGCCCATGATGACCAGGTTACAGCCGTAGTTGATGGCTTTACTGTCATTATAACTGCCACTAAAGTTGACATTGCTGCCACAGCTAATGCCATAGCAACCACTGAAACAGGAGCGCAAATGTCCTGGGGTGCTGCTACCATGGCCGGTGGAACCAATGGTAACAAAGTATATGTTAGTGCAACTGCTGGTGGACACAGGTTGGCCGTTACTGCTACTGGTGGAGACTTCAATCAATTGATCGGACAGGCTCTCAGTATGAGAGAACTGTTGTTTAAGCCTGATAACTATGGGCTTGGCGTTTAGTATATAACGCCTAACGTTGTAAATATAAGGGTAGCTGGAGTCAAATCTGGTTACCCTTTTTTTCATTTTTTTATTATAAAAAGGAGATTTAAATTGGGTTTTCCCCGTTACAATCCTCTAACAAATGGGCTATTAACGACATCCCAAAATGAACTGCTGCAGCAGACAGGTTATCGGTTTACTACACATTATTCTACAGCAAATCTTGGGGGCATGACTTCTCCAGACGACATGATACAACTCCATTATACTACTCCAGCAGAAAGTAATATTGGACTTATTCACATGGAAATGGTTATAATGGCGGCTGAGGGTGCGATCTTTAAATTAACTGAAGCACCAACAGGTGGTTTAGAAAATCCGACAGGAACACTTTTACAGCCAAGTTTAAATAGAGCTTTAGCTGCTGAACCAGAACCTCCTGTTGTAAACCTATATTATAATGCGTCTGCGGCTACCGGCGGCACTGTTCTTAAAGAAACACATATAGGACAACCAAGTGGGCATCCTGGAGTATACAGTAGCGCTAAACTTAACGAAGAATGGATACTCAGACCAGAAACAACATATGCCCTTAGTTTATATAGTATCGAGACCATTGCGGCCTCGATAACATTATTTGGAAGTGTTTACTAAAAAGAAAATACAGGAGAGAAATAATAATTTATGGCTTTAGAATACACGCCGACCAGTGAATTGGAAGCAGTCAATATAATGCTTTCTATAATAGGAGAGCAGCCGGTTAACTCGTTTGAAGGTGGATATACTGAGGCACTCTTAGCTCGGACTGCTTTACATAACACTTCACGAAATGTTCAGAAATTAGGATTACACTTCAACTCAGAAGAAGACTACCCACTTGTTCCAACAGTAGACGGTTACTACATGGTACCCAATGATTGCCTTAAGATAAACCCATCTGAATTTGGATTGGATGTTGTCTGGCGAGGTACAAAGCTTTATGATCGAGAGAATCATACATATATTTTTACCACTTCTACCATGGATGTTGACCTTGTGTTCTTCTTACCTTTCACGAGTATACCAGAGGCAATCAGGTTCTACATTACTATCAGGGCTGCTCGAAGATTTGCAGAGGACGTAGTTGGTTCCACTGATATTGTAAACTTTACAGAGGATGACGAGCAAAAAGCATTGGTAGCATTAATGGCCGATGAAGCGGATATGGATGATACCACACTGCTAAACAATCCAGACATATATAAAGTTGTAAATAGGAGATATTAAATACATGGCCTTAGTTTCTAAGACTATTCCAGGATTTTATAATGGGATCAGTCAACAAGCTGCTCCCCTGAGACTTCCTACTCAATGTGAAGACCAGGTTAACTGCTTTTCAAACTTGGTGGACGGTCTTACACAAAGGCCCAACACAGAACACTTAGCGACTTTAACCAGTAATGCATCTGCTGGATGTATGGTTCACGAGATCAACATAAATGCCGATGACCAATATATAATGATAATTACTGGTGATGCGTCTGAGCCTGTTGAGGTCTTCAGACTTGATACCGGAGTTAAATGTTCAATTCGATATGGCATTTTAAATCCGGATGAAGACAGAACCAACTGTACTGCGGATCATGCTACGGATGTTATAGAAGAAACCGACCATCCTTTAGAGAATGGTCAGCAGATTGATCTCACAGGTGAGCTTCCTGCTGAGCTGGAGACAGCCACTGCTTACTATGTAATAAATGCAACAGCTAATACTTTTCAGATTTCTTTAACTCAGGGCGGCTCGGCTGTCTTATTTACAGACGATGGTGGTCAAATGACATACCATTTAGTGTGGACAGAAGATGTTGGTGTTAAAGGGTATTTTGCAGAGTTGGCTTCCCTGGAACCAAATGAGGTTTTCAAAGCTATTACACTGGCAGACACAACTTATATTTTAAATAAAAATGTTCCACCCCGTATGTCAGGTGAAACACAGGGTGGCGAAATTAATGGCCGGGTTCAGACTATAACTGATTTACCAACGGGTGCGGGAATACCGGGTGATGATACATCCAATACAGTCACTGGTGCTCTTAGTTATCACGTTCAACTTGCTCCTGATGAAGCGGGATCATGGGTTACGTTCTCAAACCTTTTATCCACTGGACATATAACATTTAAGTTCCTATGGCATTATTTAACGAGGCATACTACCGAAGGTGCTACACGGTTAGAATTTCAATGGGTACCCCAAGGAACTGGCTGGACAACACCAACAGTTGAGTATGGGTGGTTCTTTGGCAACACTTATGTTGATCATAACAAATATTTTAGACTTCCAATCGCTTCTGGTAATTGGGATATCAGAATAAGACGTATTGGTACAGTAGATTTTGATCTTGGTAGTGAGCATCCTTTTTATGGAACAGTAACCGATTGTAATTGGGAAGGCTGTAATATTGAAGCATGGAGTACCGGGGCCAACATTTATGAGATAACCGGAGCTGCAGATAGTTCATCTAATAGTTTCTATCTTCAACATGATGGTGACGTATGGCTTGAGACTCTTAAGCCTGGTCTACTAAATAAGTTCAGCTATTCATCCATGCCCCACATTCTTAAACTTACAGCCGAAAATGAATTTACATTCTCAACTGCTGCTTGGGGTGAGCGTACAGTAGGTGATGACGATACTGCTCCGGTTCCAAGCTTTATAGATGCTGCTGTGGATAGTATAACATTCTTCAAGAACCGATTTGGTTTACTCTCACAAGAGAATATAATTCTAAGTGAACTTGGGACTAAGAAATTTTACAACTTCTTTCCTATAACGTCAATTAGTGTTCTGGATACCGATCCGATTGATGTTGCTGCCACTTCCGGAAATGTTACACCTTTACGCAGCTCTATAGCATATGATGATGATCTGATTTTATTCAGTGATCAGAAACAGTACGCCTTATCTTCCGGGGATAAAGCTCTTACACCAACCTCAGTATCTATAACACCTACCACAAACTATGATATATGTCGTAAATGTGAACCGGCTGCTGCTGGTGCTAATATATACTTTGTGTCACCAAAACTTGACTATGTTTCGCTTAGGGAATACATGATCCTTCCAGATTCACTCGTAACCGATGCTGCTGACATAACAGCTCATGTTCCTAATTACATTCCAAATGCAGACCTAATACAAGTGAAGGCTCTTAATGCCTTTGATTGTTTGTTTGTACTATCCAGTGCTGAGCCTGAGTCTGTCTTTGTTTACAAATTCTATTGGCTCGGTAATGAGAAGCCTCAATCGTCTTGGTCTAAGTGGACGTTTGGTGGGGATGTGTTAGGTATGGCTACCATGGATAACTATGTTACCATAGTGGTCGAGCGTGAGAATGGTGAGATCTGCCTTGAAAAGATGTACTTGGAACGTGAAGAATCGGGTAACTTGGATTGGCGTGTTCACCTTGATCGTAGAAAGACTTTAACAGGCGTATATGATTCAGAGACAGGACTTACAACGTGGACGATGCCTTATGATATCCTTACTTACTCTGAAGACGTAACTCTAAGTGATACTGATTTTGTAATGGTAGACGAAGACACAGGATTTTCAATACCAAATGTTACCATTACATCTGCAACAACAATGACTCGTGCTGGAGACTATTCTGGAAAGGATTATCTAATTGGTAAGACTTATACTGCATCCTTCAAACCAACACCCTGGTATTTGAAAGACAATAAAAATCAGGTAATTGTGGAAGGTCGTATTCAGATCCGGTCACTTGTATTATCATTTACGAATACTGCATATTTCACAGTGTCTATTACTCCTAAAGGGAGAGGAACATTGGTACAAACATTCATCTCTGATACCATTGGTGTTAGTGTGGTTGATAAAATGACCCTGGTAACCGGTGAAAGGTCATTCTCAATTATGGCTCAAGTTAAGGATACCGTGATTGAAATTGCATCTGACTCTTACTTACCTATGCAATTCAGTGTAGGTTCTTGGAAAGGTTCCTATCATCCAAAGGCAAGAATAACATAACATGATAAATGTTGAACTTTATAATGAGACTAAACATCTTGAACGTATTACACAAATGAAACTACGGGAGGCTGACAGGAAAGAGCTGTTGGCCTCCACCGGTCTACCTACTGACTTAGGTTTACATAGCTCTGTTGCTGCCTCAGATATCGTTTGTTATACATATTTAGATCAGGATAAAATCATAGCTGTATCCGGGGCTGCTCACACACCATTAGCATCCTTTGCTCTGGTATGGGCTATGGGGACAGATGAAGTCCTGAAACATTGGGATGAAGTTGAACCCTTGTTTACAAAGCATGTTAATGCTGTCCTGGATGAACCAGGGGTTGAGGTAATTGGGAACGTAATCGACTTAAGAAACGAGGCGCATATCAGATGGATAACTAAGTTAGGCTTTCGTTTAACAGGAGATACAACTAAGTTAGGTGGATATGACTTTGAAACATTTTATAAAGAGGAGAGATAAATAGTGTGCAACCCCCCTGCAATAATTGCTGCAATATTATCACTGGCAACTACCGTAATGCAAACCCGAGCTGCTAATCAAGCTGCTGATGAACAAGCTGATGCTATAGCAGCTCAGGCGGCTGCTAATATAGGAGCTTTAGAGGAGAAAGGTGTAGAAGTTACAGAAGCTGCCAGTTTGGAACGCTTTGAGCGAAAGAAACAGCTTCAGCGTGAGATAGCTGCCACACGGGTAGCTCAGTCAGAAGGTGGAGTTTTATTTGGAAGTACGGCTTTGCGTACCATGGCTACTCAATTAATTGGTGGAGGTCAGGATATAGCAATAATTGGTAAACAAGAAGCAAGCATCCAAAAACAAATTGGAAGACAGAAGGAAGCCGTTGCCGCAGGACAAGCCGTACAAATGGCTGGCCTTAGTTGGACAAGTCCACTAATGGCTGGAGTGTCAGGTATTTCTGGTGCTATGGGAGCTTATACTTCTGCCGGTGGTCACTTTACTACGACAGGCTATGCAAAAACTTAAGGAGAAAAATGCCACAAAGTAGAAGAAGAAGAAAAGGTTTTGCTTTAGGTGAGAAAGCTAAGGAAGCTTATAGATATCGTGAGAAACTACCTGCGGGTGGCGTAGCAGCTCCAGCTCATACTTATGGCATTCCTAAACCAGCAGTACCTGGAGATGTAAGTGCTCTTATAGAATCCTTAGAAGATCTAACAAGGATCACACCAGCCTTAAGTAAACAGTATATAAGGAGTAAAGAAAAAGCTGGTGAGAAAACTTTTTTAAGAGGCGAAGAAAAACCTGAGCATGTCGTTAGTGCTCAGACTTATGAAAGGCTAAATGGCCTTAGTTTTAAAGGCGCAATGCAAAATATAGCCTTAAATAAAAGTAACCAGCTTCTATCAGATAATCCGGAGATTAAGTATTCACAATATGAACGTGAAATGAAAAAAGCCATAGCAAATCCATTACAGGATAAGTCTGGTTACTTTTTAGAAGGTCTTTCTGAAACCTTGATAGGTTTACAGTCTGGTATTCCTGTACAGTGGCAGAAACATGATACTGAACGTAGACAGGTTATAGGTTTTAATAGTCTATCTCAGATAAGTCTTAATAATACTGATGATGTTTATGGTAGTGATGACATTAGAATAGCTGAGGGATTAGAGCCACTTTCCATTGAGGAAAAAGTTAAACAAGTTCGTAGAGGTATGAATGATTTATATACTCTTAGAGATGTCTATGATATAGCACAACGTGCTCAACTTACTAAACGATTGGTAAAGAATGCCGGGGAGAAGTATTCCAGAGAAGGCGCTCCTGAGAAGTTGGGTTGGATGTTCTTACCAGATGATCATGGCATAATTCCTGCAAACACAGTAGCTGGTCAAGATGCTTACGATTACTTAGCTTCAGCTATAAAGACTAAAGAGCAAAAGATTAAGAATATAGAAACTAAACTTGAAGATGAAAGGTTAGAAAAAGGTCTTAATCTTAGCAGGATGATTATCTCCACAGCACACAAAGTAAAACCAGACGATGCTGGAGCCTTTACTGTGATTGAGAATGCAATTAATGCTGGTAAAGACTACTTAGCGCCATCAGAAATGCGAGCGTTACATACCATGGTAACTAAACTCCAAGATCCTGCGGGATTCAGCAGGTATGGTTTTGATAAAGATATTTATGGAGATTTAATGAGTGAAGCTCGTACTGGTACTTTGAAGATAGATCGTCTTAACGACTCTGCTTATAAACTCACACAGCCTCGATATTTGGAGATCTTTGGAGAGTATTCAAAATTCTTAGCTCGTACTTCTAAGGATCAAAAAACTCGTGAGTCTTCTAAAGAAACTAAAGTGGAGAAGCATTTAAAATCTCTGACAAAGGGCATCCTCAGTATGGCTGGAGGCACCTTTGATAGAATTGATAAATTGATACTTGACTTTGAAGGTAATCCCTTAAAAGCTTCTTTTCAAAGGAAACTACGTGCTCAATTAGTGCTTGCCTCTTGGGATGCCTCTGAATTTACAGGTAAAGATGGTAAGACGGATCTTAAGGCTGTAGAGAAGATGCAGATAGAAGTACTGAAGGATCTACAGACTGTAGACACTCGGTTTATCCCTTATGTAAATAAGGTACTAAAACATATGAAGGGTATTGACCCGGAGGAGGAAGTTTCTGGAAGTTGGGAAGATAAGCCTAAGAAAGAGAAAGCCTCAATTAATGATAGGATGAATGCCTTTAAAGATAAACACGCCCAACGTAAATCTAAAAAATAGGGAGATGTATTTTAAATGAGAAATGATTTTGATTCGGATAGGATGCCACTTACTGACATCGAACATGAGAATAATCCGGATAATCCTAAGCCGTCAATATACGAGAGTCTTGCGATTAGCTATATGGATTATGAAGATGTTGAACGCTTACATACTGAGGGTACGATTAATGATCATGATGTAAGTCGGTATATGGCAGAATATGAGATAAGAGATGACTTTCTCAATATGTCCCCTGATAATTTTTTATATGCTGCTGATAATAATATGCTTAATGATCGGCAGATTGATATGTATCTCGAACATACTGACCGCCCTGTATGGTTCCAGACTAAAAATCTCCTTCTCGGTATACCTCATGGTTTAGCTTCAATGGTTAATGAGGTTGAGGAGGCTCTTGAACCCTTTATTAATCCTGGTGGTATGGTTGCCCGGGGATTATTAGGTATAGAAAAACAAGCGGCTGTTCCTGAAGAATGGATTGAGGCAGTTGCTCCAGATACGATAGGTGGGAAGGTAATGTCTCTCATAGCTCAGTTTGGCACTCCTTTTGTGGGGGAAGTTAAACTGTTTGCAAAGATGACAAAGGGAACAAAGATTGCTAAGTCTATCATGAAATCTAAGTCCTTTGCTCCTTTAGTAAAGAAGGCTCCTAAATTTGCTGGCTTTGTAGCTCAGGTAATTGAGCATTCAGCCCTGGGAGCCACCACAGACTATGCTGCCTTTGATCCATTCGATCCGGGCATCACAGAATTCTTAGATGAAGTGGGAATTCTACCAGAGTTCATGACCTTTATGGCCTCTGATGTAGATGATCCTGTTGCATGGGCCAGGTTAAAAAGAGCTGCTGAGGGAGCCTTTGTAGGAAATGTCTTTGGCTTTACTGGAAGTTTGGTTGCGAAGTATGTTATGAAAAGCTTTGAACTTGTAAAGAAAATGGCCAATGTAAAGCATTTTGGTGAAGTTGATAAGATAGCCAAAGATGGACTAAAGGTTAAAATTATTAACACCAAGGAATCCCCTGACCTTCGTACAAATATTGAACGTGAAATTGATGACCTTGAGAGTAAGCGTTTGGTAAGAGAGACTGAAGGAGATCCAGATGTTGTTGCGAAGGAAGGCACAACCCTACCATCAGAGTCTGACATATCTCGACTTAATGAAGACCAAGAGATGTGGCGTAAATTAAAGAAACGTTATACGGATCTTGGTAATCTTAAACAAGCTAAAGCATATGGTAAAAAGTTGGATGAAGTTGAGGCTGAAATGCTTCGGATAGGATATAAAGTAGATCCTAAAAGTGGTAAGCCTAAGTTTGATCCAGAGGACATGGCAGTTAAAGTTGATCCAGAGGACGTTGGAAAGTATGAGGCTAAAATGCTTCATCCCAGGTCAAGTGGTACAGCTCGTTTAGCTGCAGATACCCTTCAGTTTATAAAGAAAGATATAGATGGTAACCTTGATTTCAATCCAGATTTTAATATGTCAAAAATGAATACGTTTCCGGAAGTTGCGGAAATGATCAAGTACCAGATCCGTCAAGGGGTTAAGGCTGTTAAGAAGGTTAAAGGTGAAGTACAGACTGAGGCTGTATTAGAGCGTCAGACAATGCGGATATTCAAAGAGTTCTCCAAGATGCCTCCTGCTGCAGTCATTCAGATGGCTGAAGAAAAGTTTGGAATGACTGGCTTACATCAGGCTGGTCAATTCTTAAATGCCTTAGCTGATTATACAGTTACTTTGGATAAGAAGATTATAGACTTAGTAAAGACAGGGACAGATCAGGCTGATATGTTGAAGGCTCAATATCTGATTGAGATGGCTGGACAAGCCTTGAGATACCTTGAGACCGCTTCTACCGATGGTGGTCGGCTTCTTAACTCTATGAAACGAGTTAAGAGTGTACGTAAAAACTTACTTAATCTCACCAGGGATGATATATCTGAGATCGGTGATTTAGCGGGTCAGGAACAACTTATTAAATTATATGCCCGTATTAAAGATCCTTTTGTGCGGATGCAGGTTGCTCGCCAGGTTTCTAATGGTAAGATTCAGAAGGGCATTCTGGAGTTCGTCCAAGCTACTCTTGTGTGGGGCATGAACACCACAAGGGTTAACATAGTTGGTAATGTAATGGCTATGTCGATGAAGGCTTTTACTCAGTTAGTAGGAGTGTCTGCTGATGCTGCTCTTAAGCTTGATTGGGGCAGACTCTCAGGAGAGGTAAATGCTTATAAGGCTGGTCTAAAGGAAGCATGGGAAGACTGCTTTCGGTTAGCCACAGGTGAACGTATGGGTAAGGTCTGGAAGGTTGCTAAGACTGGTGAAGCTCAATTGGATGCCTCTGTTAAGTTTGAAGGACAGAACATTCACGTGCTTCATGAAGCTGGTGCATGGCTGCATGAGAAAGTTGGACTTAACCCAAAATTTAATATTGGTGATGCTTACAGTGCATCATTCCGAAACTTAGGAATGCAGGATGAACTATTCAAGAATCTTAGTTACTACTCACAGAAGCATACCGCAATATTTCGGGAAGCTTATAAGCGTCATGGTAAGGGTCAGAAGACACTCAGGGAAGGCTTAATTCATGAAATGGAGAAGGACTTACCGCCCTCGATCCACAGAGAAGCGTGGGAGAATGCCCGTAGAAATACTTACACCATGGCTCCGAGTAAGTTAACCCGGAGTTTAATGTCAGTAACCACTGCCGGATTTAAGACTAAGTTTGGTGTTCATCAACCATTCTATTTTCTCAGAATCGTGGGTGCTCCTTTTGTTAATATTGCTGATAACCTTATGCGTTTTGCTGGAAGACATACTGTGGCTAATGTTCTCTCCACAGAGTTTGGGAAATTGTGGAAGGCGGGGGGCGCTGAGAGATGGGAAGCTCTTGCTCGTATTATGAGTGGTACCTCATTAATTGGCTTAGGCTATACATTACATGATCAAGGACTGATGACTGCGATGATTCCTGTAGGCGATAAAGGGAAGTCGTTGTATCAGAACTGGAAGTCTCGGAGTGTTACACCTTATTCTTTAACAAGTGAATTTGATTCAAGACTCACAAGTATTATTAAGTTTGCTCCTGTTGCACTTTTAGTGACACTTGGGGCTAATATTTCTCAGATGTTTGAAACATTTGGTATGAGTGAAGAGCTTAGGATTGACTTGGATGATATGATCTTAAAGGTTATGTTACCGGCTATCGTAGATCCTATTGTAAATCAGCATTATCTTAAATCAATAAAGGATATATCAGATCTTGTTTTTAATCCAGAACGCACCAATGTTAAAAAAGCTCTTTTAAATCAGGTACCTAAGTTCATGCCTTTGGATATGCTTATTAAACAGGCCAGAGAAGATTTACTTTCTGTGGGTTGGGATGAAGAAAGGGCCGATGCCTTCGTTACTGAAACTAATACTTTGAGGGATGCTATGAAGAAGTCTTATGGTTCTGATGCTTTAATAGTTATGAGACACCATATCTTTGGAACCAAGATCCCCAAGATGACTGATAAAGATTGGTGGGCTGTAGTCCCTGGGGCAACACAGAGAAAGACAGATGCGTGGACACCAGGAACTGTTGAACACGAGTTTGGTCAAATTGGTTTTAACATGGGTGAAATGTCTACAACCTTAGCTTTAGGAAAGCCTCTGGAACCTATTGAGTTGACTCCTGAGCAGTTTGATGCTATTGAAGAAATAATCGAAGGTATGGATGTGAAGGGTCAATTAGAGAAAAGGATAAACAGTGAAAAGTACCAAAACATTCCAGTGGATACTCGTGTGGGTAAAGTCCTGAGACTTGAGATCCTTGAGACTATTGTAAAGGATATAAGAGCTGCTGCTCGTATGAAATTCATTAAAAATAATAAGAATATCGTGGAAGAACATCAACGTATTTATCGTGAAGAATACGAGATCTTTAAACAAGGTCGTAAGCTTTTACAGTCTCGACCTCTGGAATTAACAGAAGGACAAGAGGAGTTAAAAGAATTTATAAATGGCAAATAGTTA